CGAGACTGTCGGCGTGATCGTGGAATTTGACGCCTCGGTGGACCGTCGCGGCCAGGGCGCCGTGAGCCAGGTCGAGGCGATGAAATACAGCCTGTTCGCTGCCCTGCTGAACTGGCAGATCAATCCGCCCCGCGCCGATCGAGGCCGCGGCCTCTACTATGCCGGCGGCGAGCTCGTCACCTTCGACCGCGCCCGCCTGTTCTGGACCTTCCGCTTCAGCTTCGACGCGCTGGTCACTGACGCGGACGGCTTCATCATTTCCGGCGATCCGCTAACCGACGTGAAAACGACCGTCACTTTCGACGCGCCGAACGTCATTCCAATCATCATCGACGATCACCAGTGAGGTAAGGGCATGTTCGTTAAACCTGGACCACGGCGCGACGATCCGACCCGGCAACTCCTGGTGCGAAAGCCGAACCGGCAATTCCTGTCGCCCGAGGGCGAGGAAGTTCCAGACGACGATCTCTACTGGCACAAGATGGTGCTGGAGGGTGATGTCGTCAGCGCCGAGCCTATGGAAGTCAAAGGGTCAGCAGCATGAGCGGCACACTCGCGTTCCGGTATTTCCCGTCGCAGACGTGGAGGCCGTCCGGGGTCAACATCGAGTTTGACCCGAGCCAGGCGAACACCGCGACGCAGAACCTCCGCGCTCTGCTGGTCGGTCAGATCCTCGCGGGCGGCACAACGCCGCCGAACGTGCCGGTGCTGGCCTACAGCCTAGCGCAAGTGAACCTGCTCTGCGGCGCCAACTCGATGCTCGCGCTGCAATATGCCGCCTACCGCGCGATGGACCCGAACGGCGAGGTCTGGCTTGGTCCGGTGTCCGATGCCGGCGGCGGGGTCGCCGCGACCGGAAGCCTCGCGATCACCGGCCCGGCAACCGCCGCCGGCACCATCGCGCTTTACCTGATGGGCGTGGCGGTCCCAGTCGCGGTCAGTGCTGGCGACGCTGCAACGGTGATCGCAGGCAACGTCGCTGCCGCGATCAACGCGATGTCCGGCATTGCGGTTTCCGCCGCGGTCGCCTCCGCCAGCGTCAACCTGACGGCGCTGCACAAGGGCCTGGCGCTGAACGACATCGACATCCGCCTGAACTACATCGGCCCTCAGGCCGGCGAGGTTCTGCCGGCGGGCGTCGGCGTCGGCATCACGGCGATATCGGGGGGAACCACCAACCCGGTGCTGACCACGCTGCTGACGAACCTGGGTGTCCAGGCGTTCGACTTCATCGCCCTGCCCTACACCGACACCACCAGCATGAACGCGCTTCAGAGTTTCCTGTCGGATTCCTCCGGCCGCTGGTCGGCAACGCAAATGCAGTTCGGCCACGTCTTCGCGGCCTTCAACGGCACCCTGTCGGCCCGCACGACGTTCGGCGTCGGTCGCAACGACCAGCACGCCTCCGTCCTCGGCTACTACAACTCGCCGACGCCGGCCTGGATCGAGTGCGCCGACTGGTGCGCGGCGAACGCAATCCGGCTGAAGGTGAACCCGGCGCAGGGTCTCGCCACCCAGCCGCTCAACCTGCTGCCGCCCCCGGTCGCCTCGCGCGACCCCGTTGGCCAGCGCAACATCCTCCTGTTTGACGGCATCTCGACCTTCACCGTCGATCCGTCTGGAACCTGCCGCATCGACCGCAGCATCACGACCTACCAACTCAACGCCGCCGGCCAGCCCGATAACTCGTATCTCAACACGAACATTCTGTTCCAGGCGATGTATGCCGCCCGGTATATCTCGGCCCAGGTGTCCAGCCAGTTCATCGCGGCGGGCAAAATCCTGGTTGCGAACGGAACGCCCATCGGTCCCGGCTCGCCGGCCACGACGCCGAACGCGGTCCTCGGCTCGGTCATCGCGATCTACGCCTACCTGTGCAGCATCTTCATCGTCCAGAACCCCACCACGTTCGCGCGGAACGCCTACGCGACCACCGGGGCGAAGGGTCAGGTCTTGCTCTACCTGCCGCTCGATTTCAGCGATCAGGTCATCAACATCGCCATCCTGGCGCAGTTCGTCCAAAGCACCTGAAGGGGAGCTGAAGCAGCATGAGCGGAACACTGGCTCCCACGACGCCGACGAACCGGCGGCTCGCGGGCATCACGGCTTTTACCGTCAACGGCTCGGCCTTCCCGGTGATCGAGTTCACCTGGGATCCGGCAACCCTCGAAAACGAGACCATGACCTCCCTGTCCGGGGTGGACGGCTATTCGCAAAAGCCCGTCGCCCCCTTTGTGTCGGGCAAGTTCCGCGACAGTCAGGCGGTCAGTGTGACCGGCTTCTCCAACCTGACCAACGCGACGATCGTGGTCACGCTTGCCAACGGCAAGCAGATCAACGGTCATAATATGTGGTTCACCGGCCGCCCTGGCGTGTCGGGGTCCGACGCCGGCTTCGACTTCAAATTCGAGGGCGTGTCCGGGTGCCTGGTGGAGACCGGCGGGCCGTGACCTGGATTGCGGTCCCTGAACCTGTCACCTGGACCCTGACGACGCCACTCAGCCACAACGGCATGAACTACCGCACGGTGACGCTGCGGGCCCCCACCAGCGCCGACATCCTCAAGGCAACCGCGATCCGCGGTCAGTCACCGCTCGACACCACACTGCGGCTCATAGAGGGGGTGTCGGGTGAGCGCATCCCGTATGACGCGCTGAAGACGCTGCCGGCCTGGCTGGTGATGCAGATGGGCGAATATATGGACGAGTTCATGGGGTCGCCCGGCCCCGACCCTTTGGTAGCATGGCGGGCCGCCCGCCGGGCAGCGGACGAGGCCGAGGTCGCGGCAGAAGCGGCGGCCAAGGCGGCAGAGCCGTCCGATACCGCACCCGCCTGAGCGACCTGGCGCAAGCCGGTGAGATTGAGATCATGGCGGCCTGCGTTGGCCGCTTCTTTGGCGAAGGTCTGGTCTGGGCGCTGAACCTGCCGCTTCCGGCACTTCATCGCTGGTGGGGTCTGATCCCTGAAATTGTGAGGCGCGAACGTGGCTAACACCGGCGTCTCAGTCACCATCGACGCGATCGACAAAACGAGCGCGAAGTTCGAGAACGTCAATAAGCGAATTAATGCCCTGTCGAAAGCGGCCGGGCAAAGCTCGAAGAACCTCGCCTCGATCAACGATGGCAGCGCCGGCCTCGCCAAGCTGTCCGAAGGGATGCTGGGGCTCGGCAACAATGCGCTCGGCGCCTTTCGGGCGATTGAGCAAATGGTCGCGCCGATGGCGGCGATCACCAGCGCGACGAGCATCGCCGGCATGGTGGCGCTGGAGAAGACATGGGCCTCGACCGGCAACACGATCAGCAAGACCGCCTACGCGCTGAACATGCCAGTCAGCAAACTAAGCAGTCTGGAAAAGGGGATGCAGCTCGCGGGCAGCTCGGCCGGCGCGGCGGATGCCACCGTCAAGGGTCTGAATGCCACGCTGCAAGCAGCGTTCTACCGCCACGACCAGGACGCCATCCAGACGCTCGACGCGCTCAACATCTCCGCCAGCGACGGCCACGGCAACATCGCCAAATCTGAAGTCGCGCTGGATCAGCTCGCCGACAAGATCAAGACCTACAAGGACCACGGCACCCAGGTCCGCGCGATTACCTCGGTCGGGGGCGATGCCGACGTGCTGCCGGCGCTGAAGGACGGCGCGGCCGCTCTGCACGAGTGGCAGAAGAAGGCGGAGGCGACTGGAGCCGTCTGGACCGAACAGATGGCGGCGAACGCAACGAAGGTGCAGGGGTCGTTTTCCCGCTTGCAGGAAGACCTCGAAGGCATCGGCAACCACATCGCAAACGACTGGTCAGGTGTCGCCGACCGGGTGATGACGAAGACCTCGGATTGGATCGAGCACAACCAGGGCCTCGCGAAATCCTACACGGAACTCGGCATCGGCATCACCGCCCTCGGCCTGCTGAAGCCGGCGGTCTGGGTGCTGCGGCTGCTGGGCCTGCTCGGACCAACGGAAGCAATAGCGGTTCTCGGCGCGATTGGAGCGGGGGCGGCGGCGTTGCCACCCGCTACCGACACGACAACGCTAATCACACCGGGCGGCCTGAGCGATAACACCAAGCGCCAGCTCGGCCTGCCCGCGCCGATGCTGTCTTCT